CTGGTGGTTGTTCAGAATCAGTCTGATGAAATTCCCGTTCTGGAATGGCAGGGAGTGCGTGTAGTGACAACTAAGATCCTTGCTAAGGGGTATGGGACAGATGCGGATAACATCAAGAAGAACTTTTCCCGTAATGCTGAACGTTTTTGTGAAGGCAAGCATTTCTATAAAGTTATTGGAGATGATTTGAACAATTTGCGGGTGACTTTAAGTAACTCACAAAATCCTATCTCTCCTAAAGCCCGCTCACTCATCCTCTGGACGGAACGCGGCGCAGCCCGCCACGCTAAAATGCTCGAAACCGATCAGGCATGGGCATTCTTTGAAAAACTGGAAGACAGCTACTTCCGGCAAAAAGAACAGCAACCGGTTGCAATCCCCCAGACGCTTCCAGAAGCTCTGCGCCTGGCTGCCGAACTGGCTGAACAAAAGCAGCTTCTGGAACAGAAAGCCCACCAGCTAAATCAGCAGCTGGTGGCCGCCGCTCCTAAAGTCGATTTTGCCGACCGGGTATCAGTAGCTAAAGGGATCCTGATTGGGAATTTTGCAAAGGTTGTTGGACTTAAGCAAAACGCGCTGTTTGTCTGGTTACGGGAGAACGGCATCCTGATAGCGTCCGGTGGACGTAAAAATGTGCCGTTCCAGCAGTACATCAACGCGGGGTATTTCACGGTGAAAGAAGTGGTGCTGGATGATGAAGATGGCTACCAGATACGGTTGACGCCTCAATTAACGGGTAAAGGCCAGCAGTGGTTGACGCGTAAACTGCTCGATGCTGGCTTGTTAAAACCGGTGGCGGCTGAATAATGGAAGAATGCCCGGTTGATGCCGGGCATAATTTATTGCGCGCTTTCGGGGTTGTCGTTTACTGGCTGCCCCTTCTTGGTTTTACGGCTGCGCGTAACTGATGCGGCTGATTTGACCTTTTTCTCTTCGCGAGTGATGGCAATTTGTTTTTTTACATTTTCAATATCTGCCAGGCGATATATTTTTGCCTGCGGCCAGCGGTCGCAGATGATCGGTTCTATAGAGTCATAAAGGCTAAATTTTGCTTTCTCGAATTCACCGTTGATGATGATTCCATCACGGAGAGTTTCATCGCAGATAAACACACCACACAGCGGCACATGGTAACTAACTGATTTACCATCATTGTAGTTAGGGCTACTAGAAATGTAATGGACGCGCAGCATTGTTTCGCTAAAGCCGTGTACGCGCATACGGAATTTTTCATCCTCCGGGTACTGCTTCATTAGCTCTTTTGTTGCTTCCAGGTTCTCTATGTATTTCGCACTGTGCTCATTGATCCCCGCGCTTTTTTGGATGCGAATGTCCTTATCAATCAGATGAATAATGCGGCCAGCGGTCATGTTGACGCTGTTCACAGCTTCTGTCTGATAAGTTGTAACCTTACGCACACCGCGAAGGGTGTTAGGCACTGGATATAAAATAGTCTTTGGGATATTGAGGTCTGGGTACTGTTCCAGTTCCCGCGCCATTAAAGTCCATTTATCAATTTCAGCCTGAATGCTGTCAGTTTCTTTGAACGGTAGAACGACAACCGGGCGTACAGGACGACCGTCGCTGGCTGTATCAACGTGTTGGGCGCGTGCAACAGCTTTTTTTAGAAAGAGATCCCTGAAGCTGACGAACTCCTGGTACAGTTGTTCGCCGTAGACATAATTTATCATTGATCCTCCTCCAGAATTGACATGGCCAACAACTCACAGCGGATTACACTGGGAGTTGTTGGCCACCATTATAGAAGGATCCAACGAAAATAATAGATTTATTAGTGCATTTATTGTGAGTCTGGCTGGTTAGTGGCCATGAGATATTCGATTGTGTCAGTGAGATCATCCAGGTCGTCTTGGGTGATGCGGTACTCCTGATTGGATATCTTTGAGTAGTGTTCAGCAATGGCGCGGGCAGCGTCGGTTTCGGCGGGGTCTACAGATAAAGCGTTAGAGCAATGTCTAACGTCGTCGATGGTTGGTGGAATGAAAGCCATAATTATGCCTCACTGTATTGACAACACAGAGCCTGAAGCTCTGACCTACTGTTTCACCCATGATCCATGCTGGGGTAATCTAACAACATTGCGCTGTGTGTAAGATGAGCAATGCATAGCTGTAATGCCGTTGTATAAGGTTTCCCTGTTTGCTCATTTCCTTCTGAGCCGCTCTACAACGCTGAAGACACATTAAATAGTGAATCCAAAGTCGTATTACGAAACGGCGGCAAAACTATAATTTATTAGAGCAATTGTCAAACAACTATGAAAAACAATCCAGTTTTTGGCTGGTGGAGTGGGATTTTTCTCTCAAAATTTATTGCTCTAATAATTCTTGATTTTTATGCGTAGCTGGACGTAAACTCCTCTTCAGACCTAATAACTTCGTATAGCATACATTATACGAAGTTATCTTAAGGGTTATTGAACATGATTAATTTACCTGTAAATCCATACAGTTCAATACCTTATCAGGTCAAATAGTGATCACTTGATCATTTGATCAAGGTTGCGCTACGTAAAATCTGCGAAATGTTGGCAGTGTTAGTGCTCCAGATTTCGCGTAGCGCACTTACCACCACCAATCAATCAGAGGTGAAAAATGGGATATTCAGCTGCTAAAGTGTCCACTCATATTGAGCTTGAGAAAAACCGTGGTTACTGGCGGGCAAAAGGGTTTGATCGTGATAGTTGTCAACTGTCATTATCGCGCGGTGAAGAGAAAATAGAACGCACGCGCGGTCGCTGGCGTTTCTATGACGAGAACCATAAACAGGTAAAGGCAGAGCCGATCCTGTACACTTTACTTAAAACCATTATCTGAGTGTTAAATGTCCAATTTACTGACCGTACACCAAAATTTGCCTGCATTACCGGTCGATGCAACGAGTGATGAGGTTCGCAAGAACCTGATGGACATGTTCAGGGATCGCCAGGCGTTTTCTGAGCATACCTGGAAAATGCTTCTGTCCGTTTGCCGGTCGTGGGCGGCATGGTGCAAGTTGAATAACCGGAAGTGGTTTCCCGCAGAACCTGAAGATGTTCGCGATTATCTTCTATATCTTCAGGCGCGCGGTCTGGCAGTGAAAACTATCCAGCAACATTTGGGCCAGCTAAATATGCTTCATCGTCGGTCCGGTCTGCCACGACCAAGTGACAGCAATGCTGTTTCACTGGTCATGCGACGGATCCGAAAAGAAAACGTTGATGCCGGTGAGCGTGCAAAACAGGCGCTGGCGTTCGAACGCACTGATTTCGACCAGGTTCGTTCACTCATGGAAAATAGCGATCGCTGCCAGGATATACGTAATCTGGCATTTCTGGGGATTGCTTATAACACCCTGTTACGTATAGCCGAAATTTCCAGGATCAGGGTTAAAGATATCTCACGTACTGACGGTGGGAGAATGTTAATCCATATTGGCAGAACGAAAACGCTGGTTAGCACCGCTGGTGTAGAGAAGGCACTTAGCCTGGGGGTAACTAAACTGGTTGAGCGATGGATTTCTGTCTCTGGTGTAGCTGATGATCCGAATAACTACCTGTTTTGCCGCGTCAGAAAAAATGGTGTTGCCGCGCCATCATCCACCAGCCAGCTATCAACTCGCGCCCTGGAAGGGATTTTTGAAGCAACTCACCGATTGATTTACGGGGCAAAAGATGACTCTGGTCAGCGATACCTGGCCTGGTCTGGACATAGTGCCCGTGTCGGTGCCGCGCGAGATATGGCCCGCGCCGGAGTTTCAATACCGGAGATCATGCAAGCTGGTGGCTGGACCAACGTAAATATTGTCATGAACTACATTCGTAACCTGGATAGTGAAACAGGGGCAATGGTGCGCCTGCTGGAAGATGGCGATTAGCCATTAACGCGTAAATTATTGCTCTAATTCATTGATATTTATGGTGACATATGAGAAAGGATTTCAACATCGACGGAAAATATGTAGTGCTGTCTGTAAGCACTAATATTCAGTCGCCAGCCGTCATTGTCACTGTAAAGCTGAGCGATAGAATGCCTGATATTGACTCAATATCCGTTGCGTTCCCTGTCAAAAGTATGCGTGGTGCTGAACATTTCGTGATTAACGCCTCCGAGGAAGAAGCACGGCGCGGTTTTGCTAAAGTGATGTCTGAGTTTGGCGAATTTTTGTGGCACGTTGACAAAGCCCTCTCAATCAGTTCAGCAAGGTCCAAAGCGTTAACAGCTTCCATGATGAAATAAAAAAGCCTGGCAAGGAGCCAGGCTGCACAAAAGAGCGGGTTTGTATTCCGCATACAATCAATCAAGAAGGAGTATAGCACACAGGTACTGAAGAGAAAAAATGTGATTCGCGATAAATAAAATAGCCACTATTGCTATAATTAATTGTTATAATTGAGTTGTGGCTTTAGTCAACTACGAAGACATTGCCATTATAGACTCCGTGACATCATTGGCGGCCGAAAGGCCGCCTTTTTTAATCATTCAGCCGCCACCGGTTTTAACAAGCCAGCATCGAGCAGTTTACGCGTCAACCACTGTTGGCCTTTCCCCGTTAATTGAGGCGTCAGCCGTATCTGATAGCCATCTTCATCATCCAGCACCACTTCTTTCACTGTGAAATATCCGGCGTTTATGTACTGCTGAAACGGTACATTTTTACGTCCGCCGGACGCAATCAGGATGCCGTTCTCCCGTAACCAGGCAAACAGCGCATTTTGCTTAAGTCCAACAACCTTTGCAAAATTCCCAATCAGGATCCCCTTAGCCACTGATACCCGGTCGGCAAAATCGACCTTAGGGGCGGCGGCCACCAGCTGCTGATTTAGCTGGTGGGCTTTCTGTTCCAGAAGTTGCTTTTGTTCAGCCAGCTCGGCAGCCAGGCGCAGAGCTTCGGGAAGCGTCTGAGGGATTGCGACCGGTTGCTGTTCTTTTTGCCGGAAGTAGCTGTCTTCCAGTTTTTCAAAGAATGCCCATGCCTGATCGGTTTCGATCATTTTAGCGTGGCGGGCTGCGCCGCGTTCCGTCCAGAGAGTGAGGTTTCTGGCGTTCTTACCAACAGAGTTACTAAAAGTAACTCTGTTCTTAAATTCCTTTAATTTTGAACCAGTTAAAAGAAAGTAGTGTTTACCTTCTTCAAAGCGATCGGAGTTGCAAGACAAATTTTTACGAATATTGCCTTCATCGGTTCCGTACCCCTTAGCAAGAGTTTCGGTTGTTACGACACGTACTCCCTGCCATTCCAGAACGGGAATTTCATCAGACTGATTCTGAACAACCACCAT